ATGAAAATCTCCTCACTTGACCATTTAATTATTGCTGGATTTAAGTCACAATACTTAAATACTGTCTTTTCCCAACTACTTCTAAAAATAATATTTGTAGGGTCACCTTTATATTTCTCTGGATTATATGGTCTATACTTGTTCTTTACTGCCATCTTATGGACATACTTACCTATCTTCTTCTTTCGCTTAATCATATCCTTATTTAGATATAAATAGTAACATGGCAACAAAAGTATTTGAACCTATAAGAAATCTGGCAGGTGATAGAGATAAATCACTTCAATGGTATCGTGGTAAAGTTAAGTCTCTTATGGACACAATAACAAAGAATAAACTTATGAAAGGTAGACTATATGCAAGTCCACAATTCAGAGGTCTAAACTTCTTTCGTTACAATCCAAAGTACAAAGAAATATTACCATACTATGATATGTTTCCTCTTGTGTTACCTATACAACCAGCACCAGGTGGATTTCTAGGTATCAATTTTCACTACTTGCCAATACCGTTGAGAATGAAATTATTTGAAACATTAGAAAAGAAAGACTTTAAAGGTGATTATAGAGCACTTAAAAATGTAAGAGAGATTAAACCTACAATCAAACATTATTTAAGAGGTCAAATGGCATCAAAATTTTTAAGACTAGATGAAGATGAATACGCACCATCTATATTTTTACCTGTACAAGACTTTAGAAAAGCAGGCGTAAGTACGGTACACAGCGCCTCAAGGAGAATGATATAATGGATAGAGATAGAACAAAACAATTAACTGCTCACGCAAAAGAAGTGAACAGAAAAAAACAAGAATTAAATTTAACAAGAAATCTACGACAAGAAGTAGAGATTGGCGCCAATGGTACACAAAAATATATTATTAAAGAAGGTGCCAATAAAGGGAAAGTAATAGGAAAATAATGGCAATTTTCAGACAAGGTAAAAGAGTAGGACCTTTTGATATAAGATTAGGTCTTCCACGTGGTAGAGAATACGATAACATACCAGGTGATCCTAGATTAAAGAGTAGAGCAAATCCTGAAACTACAATCAATCGTTTCAGAGGTGCCTTATCTAAAGGTGAAGGTGTTGCTCGTAATACTAGATTTTTAATCAATGTTACATTACCGTCTGGAGATATTATACAAGGTCTGATTAATGAGGCAAGTAACCAAGAAAAAGAAAATGTTATTTCAGAAACAGCAGTAGGTCCTGCAGGTAGACACGGCACTAACGTTGACATGGCAAAAGAAGTTGCGTTAATGTGTGAAACTGTTACTATGCCTGCTAGAACATTTACTACTAACCCATATCGTATTGCAGGAGCACCTTATAAGTATCCTGTGCAAGTGTTATATGGTGATATACAAATGACATTTATAGGTGACAAATTTTTAAGATTAAGAAACTTCTTTGAAATGTGGCAAAAACAAGTGTATGATAATCAAACAGGAATGTTTAATTTTTATAAAGAGTACACAGGTAATGTTGACATATTCCAACTAGGTTCTTTTGATGAAGCAAATGATAGAGACATGGCAACATACGGTGTAAGATTAAGAGAAGCATTCCCTGCTCAGATTGGTGAAATACAATATGATAGTGGTGCAATGAACCAATATGTTAAAGTTAATGTTACATTTGCATATAGAGATTGGTTAAACTTTGATTTAGATGTGGACTCAACTGGTAAAGTTGGTGGTCTATCATCTGGTGAGGTGAAACCTGGTCAAGGTGGGTTCTTACAAGGACTTCCACCTGAATTAAGACGAACAGGTAGAGACGTTATCAACGGATTAAAACGTTCTATCCCAATTGGTAAAGTATTTGGTGGTAAAATATTCCCGCCACTTACTTTTTAATTATTATATAAAGGAGATATATTATGGCTTTACCAAAGCTGAATACACAACAATATGAGTTGACTATACCAAGCTCAGATGAAAAGATAAAGTTTAGACCTTTTCTTGTCAAGGAGGAAAAAATACTTCTACAAGGACAAGAAGGTGGTGATGACGAAATGATTAATGCATTGAAACAAATAGTTTCTAATTGTACATTCAATAAAGTTGATATAAACAAACTTCCATCATTTGATATAGAATACATTTTCTTACAGATTAGAGCAAAGTCTGTAGGTGAAAAAATAAAACTAAATGTACCTTTTCCAGGTGATGTAGAAACAAAAGTCCCTGCTACGGTAGATTTAACAACAATACAAGTTGAAATGGATGATAAACATGTCAACAAAGTACAACTAAACGACAATGTGTCTGTGATAATGAGTTACCCAACTCTATCAACATATGCAGGTAAAAATTTAAAAGATATATCTGCTGATGACGCTATTGGTTTAGTAAGTGATTGTGTCTACCAAATTATAGACGGTGTTGAAACACATGAAGCGGTAGATTTAAAGAAAGAAGAAATAGATGATTTTGTAAACAATCTTACACAAGAACAGTTTTCTAAAATACAAAACTTCTTTGTCACAATGCCAAGATTAAAACATACTGTCAATCTAACACACCCTAAAACAAAGAAAAAAGGTAAAGTTGTGTTAGAGGGTTTACAAAGTTTTTTTTAATATGCCTCTCTCATATTGACTTAGAGACTTATTATGATTTAATATTTAAGATGACAATATATAAAAGTTTTGTCACACTTACTGAACTTGAAAATATGTTACCTTATGAGCGTGAAATCTATCTTTCTTTATTAAACGAACATATAAAGGAAGAAAATAAAAAGATGAAAGAGGCGAAACTAAAATAAGGAGAAAAGAAAATGGCTGAAGAAAAAGTAATAGTACAACAATCACACCCAGCAGATAGTAACGGTGATGGTAAAGTATCTAAAAAAGAACATGACATGTATTTAGAGTTTAAACGTAAAGAATTAGAAGACGCTGACGCTATGAGAGACGCTCAAAGAACTATGGCATGGTATTCACTATATGGTATGTTAATGTACCCTGTAGCAGTAATACTCGCTAATTGGGTTGGATTAGACCAAGGCGCAAAAATACTAGGTGATATGGCAGGTGTATATTTCATCGCTGTTGCAGGTATTGTTGCAGCTTTTTTTGGTGCTCAAGCGTTTACAAATAAGAAGAAATAAGATAAATAGTTAAATGGCAGACGATACTACAATCAATAAACTAGACGGAACTCTTAAAGAATTGACAGGAATGTCACAGGAAGAGTTGATTGCTAGACGTGAACAGAAAGCACAACTTGTTGCTCAACGAGAAGAATTAGCAGCAGTTAAAAAAGAACTAGAAGGATTAGGCAAAGAGAGTGTCAAATCTGGTAAATTTTTAAAGTTGCAAAACAAACTTGCTGAAGATGAGAAACAGTTTGAACGTAAAAAGTTTACTGACATGCTTAAAGAAAGAGCAAAAGGTGCCAGAGCCGCATTAGTACAAGGTCCAGGTAATGCAATGGCAGCTGCTGGTGCAGGTCTTAAAGCAGGTGCTGGTAAAGCACTTGGTGGTATTGGTGGTATGATTAAAGGTCTTTTAGGTCCTGCAGGTATCTTTGGTCTTATGTTATTGTTCTTCAAAGCATTACAAAATCCTAAATTTAGAGAAGTTGTATCAGGTCTTATAACATTCGTAAAAGGTGTATTCACAAATACTTTTGATTTTTTAAAAGACGCTTTCAATGGTATCGTAGATTTAGTAACAGGTGTTACTGATAAACTAGGTACTATCTTTAGTGGTGACGCAACTGTATTAGAAAGAATAAAAGCATTAGCAGGTATCTTTACTGACTTTGGTAGTTTCATACTAAACATAGGTGATAGTTTAATTACAAATGTATTAGAAATGTTTGGCGTTAACTTTGCACCTTATGATAGTGCTGGTGCATGGTTATTAGGTAAACTGAATGACATGTGGACAGGTATTAAAAACTTCTTCACAGGTGCTGTAGAGTTCGTACAAGATGGTTATACAAATATTAAAGAATGGGTAACTGCAAAAGTTTCATCAGCATGGCAAAGTATAAAAGACTGGTTCTTTGGTTCAGTTGATTTTGTTGTAGATGGTGCAGGAAATATTAAAGATTGGTTAGTATCTAAAGTTACAGGTGCATGGTCAAGTATTAAAGAATGGTTTAGTGGCACAGCAGACTTTGTTGTTGAAGGTGCAACTGGTCTTAAAGACTTCATATCAAATAGTGTATCAAATGGTTGGACAAATGTTAAAAACTGGTTCTCTGGTACTGCTGATATGGCAGCAGAAAAATTTACTGACTTCTCTGCCTTTGTAGGTGATAAAATGAAAAACACTATGGGTTTTGCTGAAGATTTATTTTCGTTTAGTAAAGAAGATATGACAGCAGCAGGTGTTACATCTAAATTAATTGACATTGGTGGTGCAGGTATTAACCTAGCAACTAACTTTGCAAAAGATGTATTTGGTTTTGGTAATCCTGAAGAACCATTTAAACTATCTGAGTTTCTAATAGGTGATGAAGGTGTAATCAGTAAATTAGGTGCAGGTCTTGTAGGTTTAGGTAAAAAGATATATGATCCTGAAACAGGAGAAATCTTTGGTTTTGTTGCTGAAATACCAAGTCTAAGTGATATGTTTACAGGTATCAAAAACTTAGCAAAAAAAATATATGATCCTGAAACTGGTGCAATCTTTGGGTTTCAACCAGGTAATATGTTTGACTTTCAACTACCAAACTTTGGCGATTTGTTTATGAATTTAGCAGGTAGTATGTTACCTAGTTCTAATAGTCTTGTAGGTAAAATGTTATATGCATTACCAGGTACAGACACATTAAAACAAGCTGCTGACATGTTTGGTCAAGGT